GGCCGTAGAACTTGCAAGGAAATTAAGAAAAGAGTTATACGGTTGCAAATTAGAATGAATAGAACGGATATTTTATTAACTAGAAGGAGATAGTTTTGAAAATATATATAATTTGTCCTGTACGTAATGCAACAAAAGAACAAACAGAAAAATTAAAAGAATATAAAAAATCACTTCTGTTGGATGGACACGAAGTATATTATCCCGCTGATGATAATCCGTATGAAGAAAGCGATAATCTCATAGGTTATATAATTTGTGAGGAAAACCGAAGGGCTATCGCTGAAGCAGATGAAATTCATATTTTTTGGGATGCGACAAGTACGGGTACATTGTTTGATCTTGGTATGGCATTCGCATTGTATAAACCACTCAAAATCGTAAATTATGATGAACTTAAATTTACACCGCAAAAGTCTTTTACAAATATGATTAATGAATGGAGTAAGTAAAATTGGAAATTGGCATCATTGATGCTGATTTGATAGGAAGAAAAAATCAACGGTTTCCTAATCTTGCTTGTATGAAACTTGCGGCATATCATAAAGAAAAGGGTCATTCAGTAAAACTTATTATTGATTATCGAGATTTATTTTCTAAATATATTGAATTAGAACAAGATAAAGAACCAACATTTGAGTTTTTGATGCTTGATGATACATCTAAAAAGGGTTTTGTAAGATATTATAAAGAAGAAGATATCTCATATGATAAAATATTAATAAGTAAAGTTTTTACAGATACCCCTATACCACTGCAAATAAAACATTTAAATATTTGCGAATATGGAGGCACTGGTTTCTATTATGAAAAAGCAAAGCCTCTACCAGATGAGATAGAACACCACATACCCGATTATCATTTATATGATATGTGGGTAAAACACAAACTGAATAGCGGGGTAAAGCCAAAGGCATTAAGATATTTTACTGATTATTCTATTGGGTTTTTGACTCGCGGGTGTTTTAGGAAATGTGAATTCTGCGTCAATAAGAATTATGATAAGGCTGTAAAACATAGTCCCGTTTATGAGTTTCTTGATGTCAAAAGACCCAAACTTTGTTTCCTAGATGATAACTTTTTTGCCTGTAGTGAGTGGAAGAATATAATACAAGATGTTGTGGCGGTTAATAAAAAATTTCAATTTAAACAAGGGTTAGATGAGAGACTGCTAAGTGATGATAAAATTCATCAGCTTGTAAGTTGGAAATATGACGAAGATTATATTTTTGCTTTCGATAATATTGCAGATAAAGAATTAATCGAAATTAAATTAAAAAGAATCTTCGAATTATACCCAGACTTTAGAAAACGTTTAAAGTTTTATGTACTTTGTGGATATGACAGAAACGGCAAGTGGAATCAAGAATTTTGGGAACGAGATATTAAGGAAACTTTTGAAAGAATTTTTATCTTATCAAAATATTCAGCATTACCGTATATAATGCGATATGAAAAATGCTATACATCAAAATATTCAAGCACATATACTAATTTAGCAAGTTGGTGTAATCAACCAAGCATATTTAAAAAATTCTCATATAAATTATTTTGTCAATGTCGCGGAATGAGTAATGAAAATTATAAAAAATATAAAAGAAATATAGAAAAGTATTTGAACGATGGACATAGCAAGGGGTCTACTTGGAGATCGATGGAAGAACTAGAACAAGAGAGTCCTAAAATCGCATATCAATATTTTGATATTGTTCCAGATAGTCTTTTGCAATATGGAAATGGCAAAAATTTTACAGGACATGTTTTAAGTGAATAAAACAAATAATTTAAAACAAAAAAGGAGAATTAAATGAAGGAAAAAGATTTAGGAATTACAGAAGTTCGTGGAGCAAAAGCAAATATATCTGATCTTGTGGTATATGGTGACGGAGATACTTTTCACCTTCTTTGTAAGGCAAGTTCGCAGGAGCAGGGTTGGATGAAGAGTACAAAGGTTTGCAATGTTTATGGCGGCTGTATTATACAAGTTACCACACAACAAAAGAATCCTGATGGAAGTTATGCTGTTGCAGAAGCACTTACTTTTGTACCGAATAATCATATTGACCTTGAAAGTGACACTAGAAAAATTGTTCAAGATAATATAAGTATGAGCGGTATACCAATATATGTGAAGATGATATAAAATTCTTATTTTAATCATTGGAGAAATATAATAAATGAATAAATATGTAGTAGTTGCACAAACAATAGATCGTGCAAGAGAATACTTGAAATATTTGGTTGGAGAAATTCAATATAAATATATTTATAAAGTCACAGATAGTAAATACGAAATGATTGTTGAAATGAAAAATGGAGATATATATCAAACAATTCCTGCTTCTCAAAGCTCAAGAGGACATCGATTTAATAAAGCATATGTTGAAGAAGGTGTAGATCAAGAAATTATAGATTGCATTATTAGACCATGCCTAATTGGTGATGATTCTGAATTAATTTATTTTGAATAATTGAATAAAATATTTCTTCTATCACTTTTAGAGAAGTGATTAAAACGTACCTTTTAATTACCAACTATCTTAATTACATACGAAAGTATGATTATTATAAATAAAAATACGGAGGTTAAATTAATTAATGGCAGGTTTTCAAAGAGCTAAACGAGAACAAATTTCAGTCAAGGTATTACTTGGAGGGGCTTCAGGCAGTGGTAAGACTTATAGTGCTCTTAGATTAGCAAAGGGAATTGCAAAAAAGGCTGGAGGAAAGATAGCTGCTATAGATACGGAAAATGGTCGTATTAGATATTATGCAGACGAATTCGAATTTGATGATTTGAGATTATCTTCTCCTTTTGAACCTGAAAAGTATATAGAAGTAATTGAGGAAGCAGTTGATGCTGGTTATTCAGTATTAATTATTGATTCAATTACGCACGAATGGGATTACTGTCTTGAAGTTCATTCAAAAATGACAGGAAATAGTTATACCAATTGGTCTAAGATCACTCCTCGTCATGATGCTATGATGGAAAAGATTCTTCAAGCTCCAATTCATGTTGTTGCTACTGTTCGTGGCAAGGATGAATATGTTCTTGAAGATAAGGACGGAAAGAAAGTTCCACAAAAGGTTGGGCTTGGATATAAGCAGAGAGATAATACTGAATATAACTACACAGTTACATTTAATATTGATCAAAAATCACATGTGGCCGATGTTATGAAGGATAATACCCATCTTTTTGAGGGTAGATATGAAATGCTGACTGAAAAGGATGGAGAGAGAATTTGGTCATGGGCTAATGAGGGAAGTACCGCCGAACCTTTGCCCCCAAGGGGAGAAAGCGCAAGAAAGAAAGTAAAGACTGAAGCGGAAGAATTGTCAGAAGTTAAGGCGGAAGTAATTGCACTTTGCAGTGCTAAAGGCGGATCAAAAAATGAGGAACTAATGGCAATATTAAAGAAATATGATCCTTCTGGCAATCCCAACAAGATCAAAGATGTAAATAAACTAAAAGAACTTCTTGAAGAAGTAAGTGGATTGGAGTAATTAATAATGGCAATAATGTTTAAAGATGCATATGCAACATATTGGGGAACTCAGGAAGAAAAAGAAAAGTATGCAACAGTTAAGGTTAGCACGGGGGATAAACAGAAAGATGGCTCGTATGTAAATACTAACTGGTTTGCAAGGTTTGTTGGCAAGGCTTTTGAAAAACTTAATCAACTCGAAAGCAAAGATAAGATAAAAATTTCGGGTAAAGTATCTAATCCTTATAATAAAGACGATAAGAAATCTTATTTAAATCTTGTTGTTTTTGATTTTGAATTTAGTGATACAACTAAAAATACAAGTGCGGAAAATGAAAAAAGCGATTCTTCTGATGATGAAACTCTTCCTTTTGATTAATTAGTTCTAACTGGCGGGGAGAAATCCCCGCCTAAATATTCTAAGGCGGTGATGTAACATTTGTTAATACCAAAAGAACTAATTATTGATGCAAAAAATAAATTAAGTGAGCAAGCTGCTGTCACAATAGCAAAAGACTTAAAATTTAAAGAGTTTGACGAAAAGAATTTAAAGGCAATTTGTCATTGGCATGACGAAGATACAGGTTCATTAATATGGAATTCTAATGGACATTTTTATAAATGTTTCGGATGTGGGAAAACATATGATATCATAAATCACTATATGGAGTTTGAAAAATTAACTTATATAGGGGCAATACAAAAGTTATTTGAACAGACTAATATACATTTTCGATTTGCAGAAAAGGGTATTAAGACTAAAAGGGAATACAATTATCCTGTGCGAGAATCTTCAGAAAATCGTGATATTGTTGAAAAATATTTGTGGTCAAGAAAAATAAATAAAGAAACACTTGATTATTGTGATGTTCAACAAGATAAAAATGGCAATATTGTATGGCATTTTTACGATTCTAATGATGTTTTGATGACCGTAAAATATCGTCCATCAAGGAAAACCAATAAAGGTGAAAATAAAGAATGGGCGCAAAAAGGTAAAGATACATCACAAATATTATTTAATATGAATCGGGTTGATATTACACAACCGTTATTAATCACAGAAGGGCAGACTGATTGCCTATCAGTAATTGAAGCGGGTTATAAAAATGTAGTATCAATACCTTTCGGAGCAAAATCTGAAGGATGGATTGAGGAATGTTGGGATTGGTTAGAACAATTCGATAAAATAATAATTTGGGCAGATAATGATGCTTCGGGGATTAGTATGCGTCAAAGGGTGTGTGCTAGACTAGGAAGTTGGCGCACATATTTTGTAGATTTACCCTTAGTGATTAATGGACATTCTGTAAAAGATGCTTCTGATGTTTTATGTCAATGCGGCAAACAAAAAATATTAGACTTGATTTCAAATCCAAGTGATATACCTGTTGAAAAGGTTGTCGATTTATATGATGTTCCAGATTATGATATAGAATCGGCGGAAGGTTTATTTACTGGAATACATGAAATTGATGATAAAATTTATAAAATTGTAAATGGAACATTAACTATATTAACAGGAATTAATAGTTCGGGAAAATCAGTATGGTCAAATCAGGCATTTATATGCGAACCGCTAAATCAAGGATATGATTGTTTTGTATTATCCGCTGAATTACCAAAGGATCAATTTAAATCGTGGATTGAATGGGTATTGGCAGGAAGAGAAAATGTAACTATTAAAAATAAACATATTCATGTAATAGACAAAGATGCACAACAACCTATGCGTGATTGGTATAGGGGGAGAATATTTTTATATGATGACGATTTAGATAGAACTCCAGAAACAATTCTTAGTAAAATGGAAGAATTGGCACGAAAATATGGCACTAAAGTATTTGTTCTTGATAATTTAATGATGATAGATTTCAAATGCTCTGATGATAATGTTTATGTTAAACAAAAGGAATTTGTTATCAAATTAAGAGATTTTGCAAAAAAATATGGTGTTTGGGTTTTTCTTGTAGCACATCCTAAAAAATTATTGGAGATTAGAAGATTAACCAAAATGGATGTAAGTGGAAGTGGTGCGATTACTGATGTTGCCCATTATGTTATGGGACTTCATAGATATACAAAGAAAGAAAGAGAAGGTATCAAAGGCAAAGGAGATATCTGGAAACAAGAACCAGTAGAATATGATTGCGTAATTGATTTTTTTAAAAATCGTATTACTGGAACTCAAGATTTTTCTGTAGACTTATATTTTGATTTACCTTCATATCGCTTTTATACCAATCCTAAAGAACTTTGGAAACGTTTTAAATGGAATAAATCAATAAAACCATTTCCAATTAATGATCCCAATAAACACGGTACTCCCGAATTTTTACATAAGGAGACTTAATGAATTTTAGTTTTATTATAGATGGAATGACTTGGAGTTTTAGCAGAGCAAATAGTTTTGGAAACTGCCCCTATGGATGGAAATTAAATTATATAGAATGTGTTGATAAAATTGATAATTTCTTTGCCGAATACGGCATTCTATATCATGAAACTCTTGAAAAGTTTTTTGGCAAAGAATTAGAAATTTTCGAACTTCTAGATTTTTATAAAGACCATTATGATGAATATGTTAAGTCTCCACCCCCTCCTTTTCCCGCAGGAATGGCTGAAAAATATTATAATGCTGGTATAGATTTCTTTGAAAATTTTGATTTTGATATTTCATTATATGATATAATTTTTATTGAAGCAGAAATTAATATTGAACTTAATGGGTATAAAGTTATAGTCAAACCCGATTTGGTTTTAAAAGAAAAGAAAACTGGCAGATATCTTTTATATGATTATAAAACCGCCGATCCTTTTGGAAAAAATGTAACCCCCAAAAAAGAGAAGATAGAAGAATACAAAAAACAAATGTATCTTTACTGTTGGGGTATCGAGCAAAAATATGGATTTCATATTGACGAAATAGTTTTGTGGTTTGTGCGAGTTGAAAAAGAATATCTTATTAAATTCAATAATGCAGAATGTCAAGAATCATTAAAATGGTTTGAAAATGAAATTCACAAAATTGAGACGGAAGAAGAATGGAAACCAATAACTTTTGGACTTGATGAAAAGGGATTGAGGAAAGTTTCATATTGGTGTAACCAATTGTGCGGGACACGAGAAATCTGCCCATATAGATCGAGAGGATAAATTGATTTATCAAAATTATCATAAGCATTCATTTTTTACAAACCCACGCATTGCAGATTCAGTTGCATCATATGAAGATTATGCAAAAAGGGCTGTTGAAATTGGAAGCACTATAATAAGTAGTGTTGAACATTATTTTCAAGGGCATTATATTGAATGTTATGAAATGGCTCAAAAATATAATTTGAAATTTTTGTTTGGAACAGAAGCAGGTTTTGTCAAAGATAGATTTGAAAAAGATAGAACTAATGCCCATCTTATTCTGTTGGCTAAAAATGAAAACGGTAGACAAGCAATTAATGATATTTTATCTGAGGCAAATATATCTGGTTTATATTATCAGCCAAGAGTAGATATGTCATTGGTTATGAATTTGCCAAAAGATGATGTATGGATTACAAGTGCGTGTATCGGTGGCGTGTGGAAATATGAAGATGCTGATGAAATTATTTTGAAATTTGCCAACTACTTTGGAAAGAATTTTTTTCTTGAAGTACAATGCCATAACACTGATCCGCAAAAGAATCTCAATAAACATATTATACAGTTAGCTAACCAACACAATATTTCAGTAGTTAGTGCTTGTGATAGTCACTATATAAGCAAAGATAAGGCATGGGAACGAGATGATTTCATAGCAAGTAAAGGGATTGTTTATGAAGATGAAGCGGGATGGATATTAGATTTTCCAGATGGTCAAACTATATATAATCGTTATATTGAACAGGGTATTTTAACTCCTGCCCAAATCAAAGAGGCAATAGACAATACAAATATCTTTTTACAGGTAGAAGAATATGATAGTCCTGTTTTTAATAAAGAAATTAAAATGCCTATTTTAAACGAATATAAACCATTACCACAAAAAGAACGAGATAAGATATTTGTTGATTTAATTTGGCAAGAGTGGGACAAACAGAAATCAAAAGTACCTGAAGAAAAATGGGATCAATATAAAACTGAAATACAAAAAGAAGTTGATACCGTTGTTACTACCAAACACTCTGATTATTTTTTAATTAATCATAAAATTATTCAGGTAGGTAAAAGCAAGGGTGGAATATTAACTAATTCGGGGAGAGGCAGCGCAGTTAGTCATTATACAAATAGACTTCTGGATTTTACAAAAGTTGATCGCATTGCGTCTAAAGTAAAAATGTATCCAGAAAGATTTATGAGTCCAACACGAATTCTTGAATCTAAGAGTCTTGCTGATATTGATTTTAACTGTGCTAATCCCGAAATTTTTGCTGAAGCGCAAAACGAAGTTATGGGGGAAGGACATTCTTATTTAATGGTTTCGTATGGAACTATGAAACCTAAAGCGGCGTGGAAAATGTATGCCCGTTCTCAAAATGTTGATTTTGAATTGGCAAATGAGGTATCTGCTCAAATTGAGAAATATGAATTAGCACTAAAACATGCCTCTGAAGAAGAAAAAGAAGATATTGATCCACTTGATTATATAGACAATCAATATAAAGATATTTATCTCAAAAGCAAAGAATATCAAGGTGTTGTCGATTCTATCAAGCCTAGTCCGTGTAGTTACCTAATATACGATGGAGATATTCGCAAAGAAATAGGATTAATAAAAATAAAATCTTCACAAACAAAAAAAGAATTCCTTTGTTGCATAATAGATAAACTTTGGGCAGAAGATTATAAATTTCTTAAAAACGATTTACTTAAAGTTAAAGTAGTTGAAGTAATTCAGAAAGTTTATGATAGGATTGGTGTTCAATCTCATGATGTTAATGAATTATTAGAAATATGCAATAAGAATCAAAAAGTTTGGGATATTTATAAAAACGGCTGGACAATAGGTATAAATCAGGTAGAACAAAATAGTACTCGCAGTAAAGTAATAAAATATAAGCCACAAAATATATCCGAATTATGTGCATTTGTGGCCGCAATACGTCCTAGTTTTAAATCAATGTATAAGACATTCGAAAACAGAGAGAAATTTGATTATGGCATACCAACATTTGATAAGTTAATTCAAACTGATGAAATGCCAGATTCATTTCTTTTATATCAGGAAATGGTAATGACTGCACTTAACTACGGCGGAATACCAATGTCCGAATGTTATGAAATTATTAAGAACATAGCAAAAAAGCGTCCAGAAAAAGTTATAAAATATAAGGAAATTTTCTTAAAAGGATTTGCCAAAAAATTAAAAGAAAATGAAAATAGGAGTAATGAAGAATCAAAACTGTTATGTGCAAAGATATGGCAGATAATAGAGGATTCAGCAGGATACGGATTTAATAGCGCACACGCATATTGTGTGGCACTAGATTCTCTTTATGGTGCATATCTCAAGAGTTATTATCCACTTTACTTTTATGAAGTGTTTTTAAATGTTCTTGAGGATAAAGCAGAAAAAGACCGTATGATTGCCGTTAAAAATGAAGCAACATCGGCATTTAAAATCTATTTCCCTCCGCTTCGTTTTCGGCAGGATAACCGCAACATAGTAGCAAACCCAGACAAAAACGAAATCACAACAACGTTACACAGCATTAAAGGATTTTCAAAAACAATAAGCGAAAATCTTTATACGTTAAGAAATAATCAATATAAGATTTTTGTAGATTTATTAATTGATCTTGAAGAAAAATCAATGCTTTCTGCAAAAATTGAACAATTAATTGAAATTAAATATTTTGAAGAATTTGGAGGCAATAAAAAACTTCTACAAATTTATAATGAATTTACTGGTGGCAAAATTCGATATGAGCGCAAACATACTCAAAAAACCAAAGATAAAAGAGTTGTTTTATTAAGAGAATATGAAGTATCATTGCCAAATGAATCATTGCCGTTACAAGCACAAATTAATGCTGATAGAGAGATACTTGGTTATGTACAAGCAATTTATGATGTTTCAGAACGCTATATATATGTAATGGACACTAATTTCACTTATGCTCCACGCATTGATATATATTGCTTGGCAAGTGGTAAAACAGCATCAGTAAAAGTGCCACAAAAAGTATATGATAAAACTCCATTTTGCATAGGTGACATTCTATATTGCACACATTTTGACAAAAGAAATGCAGTAAAATTTGTAGATGGGGAATACGAAAAACAAAAAAATGATTTTACTTATTGGCTCGATAAATATGATATCGTGCGTAATTTTGATGAGGTACATACATGAATAATGACATAGCAGCATATGACAACAGATACAACATAATATCTCTAGTATTATGTATTTACAAGCGGGGTAGTCCTGAAACAATAGATGCCATAAAACGGGATTTCTTCGAAGAAATAAAATTTTTAAATTTCGAAAAAGATGCTCAAAAATTTGAAAAGGAGTATGATAAAATAAAAGAAGAATATTATTATCCAAAAGAAATTTTAAAAAGTTTTAAATTAATTTAAAAAAAGTAGTATACTTTTCACCCTTTTTATAATATACTATTAAATGTATATTAGAAAGGAGGAAAGTATGTAATGCAAAGAAGTAGATTTGACGAAGAACTAAAACAAAAACTAATTGATAAATATGGATATGGTGAATTCAAAGCCCAATGGGAAGAACTTGCTGAATTATTAGAATTAGATTTACAAAAAACCAAATATCACATATTTAAACTAGATAATATTGGGTTCTTGTCTGTTATCGAAAAATCTCAACGCAGTGACGGTTATGTTTCTCCCAATGTGATTATAATCAATGGGGGAGAAAATGTTAATATTACCGTAGAAGACATTGTTACAGACATTAAAAAATACATAACCCTGCTAGAGAAAAAAGTACGGCAAAACGAAGCGTTAGAAACAGAAAACAGAAAATTAACAAAAGCATTGGCAGAATCGGAAGCATCTAATACTAGATTACACAATATGATACATGAGTTAAGAACCCAAATATTTGAACGAAAATAACCGCTAATCAAAAGTGGCTGGTTTTCGTTACCAGCCTTTTTTATTTGGAAAAAAATAATACAACATGAGGTGAATTAATGGTATCAAGCAAAAAATTAGTAGAAGAATATATAAATAAAACTGATTGGAGGGTAACTGAGAGTTCAAGTTTACATTATAGTATTGGTGGACTACAAAAATATATAGGAGGTGAATTGCAAAAAGATTATTGGTTACGAAGTGTTTATCCAGAAAAAATAACTAAAGCCTATTTAAATGGGAAAATACATATCCATGATTTGCAGGGACTTACCTTATATTGTTGTGGCTATTCTCTAAAAAATATAATAATGATGGGTGTTCAGGGAATTTCAAATATTCCTACGTCTACTCCCGCACAACATTTTGATTCTATATTAAGCCAAGTAACTAACCTTGTTACTGGTTATCAGAATGAAATAATGGGGGCTGTTGCTTTTAATTCGTTTGATACAATGCTTGCTCCTTTTATAAAAGTAGATAACCTTAATTATAAACAAGTAAAGCAAGAAATACAAAAATTTATTTTTGCGATAAATAGTAATAGTCGAATAGGAGCAGAGCCAGCTTTTACTAATATTACATTTGATTTGACTCCTCCCGAAGATTTATTAAATCAAAAAGCCATTGTTGGTAATACTGAAATGGATTTTACTTATAAAGAATGTCAAAAAGAAATTGATATGATAAATAAAGTTTTCTTTGAATTAATGATTGAAGGTGATGCTAATCAACGTCCGTTTTCTTATCCAATACCAACGTATAATATTCATAAACGATTTGATTGGGATAACCCCAACAACGATCTACTTTGGAAAATGGCTGGTAAATTCGGGTATCCATACTTTGCAAATTTTTTAAATAGTGATCTTGATATGGGCGATGTAAGATCAATGTGCTGTCGCTTATCATTGCGATTAAATGAATTACGTAAAAAGAATGGTGGTCTTTTTGGGGCAGGTGATTCTACAGGATGTTATGATAATCAAACTGAAATATTAACTGGAAATGGATGGAAATATTTTAAAGATTTATCTTTAGAAGATAATATCTATACTTTATCAGAAACAAACATAGTTGAATTATATAAGCCCGATAATTTATTTGAATATGATTGGGACAATGATTTAATTGAATTTAAAAACGATAGATTTGATTTATTAGTTACACCAAATCACCGAATGGTTTGTGATGATAAAAATTCATTTAAAAGAGGTTTTATTAGAGCAGATGAATATAGTTATTCAAAACATGGCATACCTAAAACCGGAATTTGGGAAGGAGAATATAAAGAATATTTTATTTTACCACAAATAGAAAATCAATGGATAGGAGGAAATCATAATGCTAATGTTTCCTATGTAAAAGAAGAAAAACAAATTAACATGAATAATTGGCTACAATTTATGGGATTATGGTTATCAGAAGGAAGTTTTGATAATGAAAATATAGCCAAATCACATGGTTATAGAGTAATTATTTCTCAAAAAAAACATACCAAAGAAGTTGAAGATGTGTTGAAAAATTTACCTTTCAATTATGCTAAAGATCAAGATAGGTACATTATTTGTAATAAACAACTTTGGAGCTACGTTAAACAATTGGGTTTACAAAATAAAAGATATATACCTTTAGAATATAAAATATTAGCAAAAAATCAACTTCAAATTTTATTTGACTATTTAATGCTAGGAGATGGGAGCATTAGCAAAAAATCTTCACCTAATGGGAAGCATCAAAAAACATATTATACCTCATCAAAACAATTGGCTGATGATGTGCAGGAAATGATTATAAAATTGGGGTATATTGCGAATATCAAAAAAAGAAATCCTGGGATTATTAAAATACATAAAAAACACTACCAAACAAAAGAATCTTATTCTGTGAATATGGATCAAAGCAAACATTTTTATATTAGACCTAATTCTATCAATAAAAAATATTATAAAGGTAAGGTATATTGTTGCGAAGTTAAAAATAACACAATAATGGTTAGAAGGAATGGATTTGTTACTTGGTGTGGAAATTCAATTGGAGTTGTAACCATAAATCTACCTCGTATTGCCTATTTGAATAAAGGAAACAAAGAACGTTTTTATAAAGATTTAGAGCGCACTCTTAATTTAGCCAAAGAAAGTTTAGAAATTAAAAGACAATGGCTTAATAATAATATTATTGATAGAAAGTTAATCCCCGCTTTCTGTACCTATATAGGCGGTTTGCGTAATTTTTTCAGCACGATAGGAGTAGTTGGTATGAATGAAATGTGCGAAAATTTTATGGACGTTGACATACTCACTAAAGAAGGAAAAGATTTTGCATTGGAAGTCAGTAATTTTATTCGTGCCAAGCTTATTCAGTATCAAGAAGAAACGGGGCATTTATATAATTATGAGGCCACACCCGCTGAAAGCACATGTTATAGACTTGCTAAAAAAGATAAAGAAGAATTTGATGATATTATAACTCGTGGTACAGAAGACGCTCCTTATTATACAAATTCATGTCATATTCCAGTAAACAAAGTAGAAAGTATTAAACAACTTTTTGATCACCAAAATGATTTACAAATATTATTTACTGGAGGAACAGTGATTCATATGTTTCTTAATGGTGCGATAGATGGTCAGAAAGCAAAACATATAATAAAAACGGTATGTGAACAATATCAAGTACCCTATGTAAGTCTTTCCCCACTTAATCGTTACTGCTCAGATCATGGATATGTTGAAGAACATGTTAATGTATGCCCGAAATGCGGTAAAGAACTTGATTTTTATCAAAGAATTACTGGATATTTGAGAAATACAAAATATTTTAATGATGGCAAGAAAGCAGAGTTTAAAGAAAGAAATCAACTTAATATATGGTAATTCAATATAAAATAATAGAACATGAAAGATTTGAAGATGCTCCATTTATCGGATGTCTTATATCATCAATTGATTGCCACATTAATTGTAAAAACTGTTTTAATCAACATCTTAAATTATATCCTACAATTACAAAAGATAGTAAAGAAATAATAAAAGAAATTAAATCTGACCCATTTGATGAAGGAATTATTTTAGCAGGGTTAGAATGGACTGATCAACCTTTTGAAATGACAGAATTGATAGAAGTAGCATTAAAAAATAAATTAAAAGTAATGCTCTATACTGGATTGTCTGAAGAAGAATTTAAAAATAAATTTCCTTATATATGCAACTTAAAGATTTATATAAAATTCGGAAAATACGATGAAGAAAATGCATCTCCTAATAATTTTCAGTATGGAGTGAAACTTGCAACAAAAAATCAAAAAATCAAAGGAGATTAAATGACACCAGAAGAAAAAATTAAAATTTTTGAATCAGAATTAAATACAATCGTATATGAAGATATACGAAATTATGCAATAGAGTTATTACAGAACGCACCAGACTATTTCTACGAGGTGGAAGCAGCAAGCAACCCTAATCATCATCCCTCCTATGCTCATGGCATAGGTGGACTCATAAGGCATGAAAAAGGTCTTTTCCGTTTTCTTAATCACTTACTTGAATTAGAACAATATAATATTTTTACTGATAGAGAAAAGGATTTATTACGTGTTGCTGCATTAGCACATGATATCAAAAAGCATGGAGAAAATGGCAGTCCATTTATGGTTCACGATCACCCTATGTTGGCGGCAAATTTTGTACTGAAGTTTTGCAATCAAGATACAATTTCTCAAGAAGAAAAGAATTTTGTTGCAGATTGTATTCGATCCCATATGGGACAATGGAATACTAGCAAAAGAAATAAAATTGTTCTTCCAAAACCTGAAACCGAAGCACAAAAATTTTTACATATGTGTGATTATCTTGCTAGTCGAACAGATATCGAAATCAAATTTGATAGTACAGAAGTTACAGCCCCTACTATTACACCAGAAGATTATGTATTTCCATTCGGTAAACATATGGGTAAAAAATTAATTGATGTAGCCAAATCTGATCGAGGCTATATCTTATGGGCAAAAGAGAACATAGATAGAGAACCATTAAAAAGTTTGTTATCACAAATATGATTAAATGTTTCATTTTAATAACTATGAAAGGATAAACAATGTTAGATAAACAAGCAATAAGGAAAAGAGCATTAGAACATCATTCCCCCACAGGAAGAGTAATGGTTACTCTTGAAAAAATATTAAATACCAATTATCCAACAGGGACAAATCTTGTACTCAAATTTATGGAACTTATGGTAGGTATGCCATATGGACATGTAGATATGTGTATGGATAAAGTTACTGATTGTGCCGAATTCATTCGAATAACTATATACATATTTTTCGGAAAAGATATTGGTAATTCCTCACACACACAATATATTAACCCTAAGGGGAAAATTGTATGTACAAAATGGAATGAATTATATAAATGTAGACCATTAACATTAGCCTTTTATGATGTAGATGATAATAGTACAACAGTACGTAAAGATGGAGAAGATCATGTGGCTACTGTATATGACTCTAAACATCTTATTCAATCAGGTGCATCACGCGATACAAATGGTCGCAGATTGTATTCAAAAGTAGCGATAACTGATATTATGTGGCATCCAGTAGATAAAGATGGACATTTTTTATTGGCAAAAGATTTTCTATCAGATGAAGAATATAATAGCATGATTATAGGAGGAGAAACAACAGATATTATGATAAACAAAAATAGCGACACAAAACTTATAAAGGCTTTCCAAACTGATCTTTTCGATGTGGGATATCAATGCAAAATGAATGCTTCATTTTTAGGTCAGTGGGGAACAAATACGGAAGATGCAATAAAAGCATTCCAGAAAGACAATAAACTTCCCGAAACTGGTGTGGTTGATGCTTGGACATTTCAAAAGATGGTTGAAGCAAAAGCTGCTAAAGCAGCAGAACCTATAAAAACACTTCAAATACAGGTAACTACTCTCAAAGAACAAGTCACTAAATATACAAATGAAAAAGCCGCAACCATAAAGTGGTTTAATCAATCCCCTTTGAAGTAAATAAAAAAGAGGGAGTGGGTATTAATCCACTCCCTCAAATAAATTGGAGATTCTATTCACTATGATAATAAAAAGACTATTTAATAAATGGAATACCATAAATCGTTGTCCGAAGTGTGGTTGTCGTTTAACTATAGAACACCCATTGGATTACATTAATTATATGGTATGTGAATCTGAAATCCGCTGTGTCAATTGTAATGAATTACTTGATTTTTGGGCATGGAAGTAGTCAAGCAATTAGAACCCGCACTGGACAATTACATTATATTTGGGATGGAAAAAATCCATTTTATCAAAAGTTCTTTGGTTCATTCATAGTTATTTTTGGGCAAAAAGATATTTGGTTGCCCTAAATTGAATAGAATGAGGTTTTTATTAATATGAAAATACCTAAATATAAATTATTGTTGGATAAGTCCCAACAAAAAGAAAATGAGGCTAAAGAATTAAGAAAACAAGCACAATCTTTATGTCCTCATACCAATCCAGAATATCATAGTTTTTGTGATGACGATTTTGCTTCTAATAAAACATATACAACATGGTATGAATGTCCTATCTGCAAATTACGCAGTCTATCAGAAAAACAACATCCTATTTATATAAAAATGGAAAAACAATATCGAATACAAAGAGATAAAGAATTTAAAAAGAAATATGGAAATAAATAAATAAGAGGTATTATATTGACAAAAGATGAACAAATACTTGAAGACATAAAAGATGATGAAATGCTCAAAAAAGATAGACATGGTAAACCTCATGATCCCGAATTTGCCAAATGGTTATATGAGAAATTTTATGGCGGAATAGAAGAAGGACAAACAAAAAAAAGAAGAAGGAGAAAGAGAAAAAAATGAAAAAATTTAATGTAACTTTTACAACGAAAGATAAATATCATCCGACAACAAGAACTGTTATGGTTGAAACAGAAAATGCATATGCGGCAGGATTAATAATTTCAGATAAATTTGATTCTACAAAAGTAATTCATAAAATGTGGATACCTTCTGGAAAGAAAATAACTATTGATAAAGTAGAAGAAGTTAAGGAAGAAAAGGTAGATAAAGATGGAAATTAAGTTTTGTCCTCTTTGTAGAAGATTGACAGAATATGATTCCTACTTTGATAAATATTATTGTACTTGTTGTGATTGGAGCAGTGAAAGAGTAAATGGAACAAATTAAAAAATTAAAACAATTAATTACTCAATGTAATCAATATAGAAATGAATATTATAATCTAAATTCCCCATCAGTTTCAGATGTAGAATATGATAAATTATTTGATGAAATATCTCAATTAGAAAAAGAAACTGGTTGTATATTTTCTAATTCTCCTACTCAACAAGTAGGATATAAAGTTGTTAGCAAATTACAAAAAATTCAACATTCTATTCCTTTGCTGTCATTAAATAAGACAAAGATTATGAGTGAAATAGAGAAGTTTATTGGGGATAATGCATCTCTTATAATGTTGAAACTCGATGGATTAACAGTAGAATTAGAATATGATAATGGTAAATTACAAAAGGGATCAACCAGAGGTGACGGATATGAAGGAGAAGATATTACACACAATATTTCTGCTTTTAAAAACGTTCCATTAGAAATAGATTACAAAGGATATTTAAAAATTGTTGGTGAAGCAATAATTTATATTAATGATTTTGATATGATTAATTCACAATTACCAGAAGAAGAAAAATATAAAACTCCACGTAATTTAGTAGCAGGATCAGTCAGGCAACTAGACAGCGAAGTGTGCGCAAAACGTTGTGTCTATTTTATTCCATTTGAAGTAATAGAAGGATTAGACGATATTATAAATAATTATAGTAAGACATATAAATTAAGCGCATTATTTCATCTGGGATTTGATAGATGTGAATCTTGTACAATTAGTGGAAATAATGATCCTGACTTTTTAAGATTAGAAGAAATTTTTGATTATTTCAGAAATAAGGCAAATGGAAATTATATTCCTATAGATGGCATCGTGGTGAAATATGATGATATTTCTTATTCAAATTCAGTGGGTGAAACAAGTCATCATAAGAATGATGGTATAGCTTTTAAATTTGAAGATGAAGTAATAGAAACAATCTTTAGAGGTATAGAACTTAATCCCACACGCACTGGCATGATTAGTCTTACAGCATTGTTTGATGAAGTAGAAATAGATGGTACATCCGTATCAAGAGCAAGTGTACATAATATTGATATATTTGAATCATTTGAATTTGGCGTGGGAGACAATATCACCGTTTATAAGGCCAATATGATAATACCTCAAATAGCCTCAAACCTTACTAAAAGCAGGACATACCAATTACCAATGGATTGCCCTTGCTGTGGGTATAAAATGGCTATAGAAGCCCCTAAAGACGCTAGATTCTTATTCTGTAGTAATCCTGATTGTCCCGCAAAGTTACTTCAAAGATTTGTTCATTTTGTATCTAAACCTGCCATGAATATTGAGGGATTATCTGAAGCAACATTAGAAAAGTTTATTTCTAAAGGTTGGCTGAAAAAATTTGTAGATATTTATGCTCTTAAATATAAAACTGAGATTGCTAATATGGATGGATTTGGACAAAAATCATTTGAGAATTTACGTGATGCAATTGAAAAAAGTGAACATGTAAAAATGGAAAATTTTTTAGTTGCCATGGGCATTCCGAATGTAGGTAAAACGGCATCTAAAACAATCAGTAAATATTTTAAGGGTGATTGGTTTGCTTTTGAAAAGGCTATTTTAGATGGGTTCGATTTTACAACATTAGAAGATTTCGGATATATAATGCATGAAAGCATTTATCATTGGTATAACAATTTTAAGGAAAGAGTAATGTGGGATTCTATGACCGTAATGCTTGATTTTATTAAACCAGAAAATACTATTGCTACAAGTAATCCATTTGTAGGTAAAACAATTGTAGTTACAGGAACACTTAATAATTTTACAAGAGATTCTATTCAAGAAAAAATTGAATCTTTGGGTGCAAAGGCAGGTAGTTCGGTATCGTCTAAAACTGATTATGTATTGGTAGGAGATAAAGCAGGAAGTAAATTAACTAAAGCACAAGAATTAGGTGTTAAAGTTATTATTGAAGATCAGTTTTTACGGATGATTAGTAATTAAAATCTATGATTTAACATCATAAGGAGGTTATAAAAATAAGTAATTTCATAAGAAGTCCTATAAATTATATAGGAAATAAATATAAATTATTACATCAAATATTAGAGAAATTTCCCCAAAAAATAAATATGTTTTATGATATTTTTGGAGGAAGTGGAACAGTAAGTTTTAATGTAGAATCTGAACATGTTTATTATAATGATATTGTTAGTTATATCAGCAATATGTTTAAATCGTTACAAGAAGAAAATATTGAATCGGCTTTATCAAAAATTTATAAAATAATTAATAGTTACAATCTTTCGAAACAAAATTTAGATGGATTCAATAAATTAAGAGATGATTATAATAGTGGAAATAAAACTTGGGACATTCTCTATACTCTTATTTGCTATTCATTTAATAATCAATTTAGATTTAACAATAATCATGAGTATAATAGTAGTTTTGGATGGCATAAAAGTTGTTTTAGTAAAATTACTGAAAATAAACTGATAGAGTTTTTAGAAAACTTACAAGATATTAATATTGTATTTGATTGTAAAGATTTTAGAGATATTGATTATTCCGATGCAGATAAAAATGATTTAGTATATTTTGATCCTCCATATTTGATAACCACAGGTAATTATAATGATGGTAAAAGAGGATTTAAAGGGTGGGGCGATTCTGATGAAAGGGATTTATTAAACTTGTGTGATGTTCTTAATAAACAAGGCACAAGATTTGCATTGAGTAATGTATTTGATTGTAAAGGTAAATCTAATGATATTCTTAAAGGATGGTCATATAAATACAATCTTGCTTATATTAATTCTAATTATGGAAATTGTAACTATCATGCAAAAGATAAAAGCAAAAATAGTACTGTTGAAGTTCTAATAACTAATTATAAGTATTAATTTTGAGTAATACCATATATAGTATATGAAAATTAATTAATCACAATATATTGATATAAAAAGTGATTAAAATGACTCTTTTAATATATAGGAGAAATAATGGGATATTTAAATGATTTAGCAAAAGAAATATATGAGGACGTAAAAAAGAAAGGATTTCATAAAAAACGAGTGCGTTTTGGCGATGCAATTTCCCTTATGCATACTGAATTGTCAGAAGCATATGAAGAATTTAGACATCATAAAAAACCTAATGAAACATATCTAAATACCAATGGTGAGGAAGGAAAACCAGAAGGAATACCGAGTGAATTTGCAGATGTTCTTATTCGCTTATTAGATAATTGTCATATGTACGGAATTGATATTGACACAGCAGTTCAACAAAAAATGGAATATAACCGAACTAGACCATATATGCATGGTGGTAAAAAAATATGAAAATTAAAATTTCTTTTCTTTATGAATGTAATAAAGAAATAAAAGCATCTAAGAAAAAAATAGAACAATCTTTTATTAGTGAAATTAGTAGATATCTAAATTTAATTATGGATAATGATGTTGAAAAAATAAGCGAAGTAAAAGCAAAAATTATTGTTGAACGAAAGGATAATAAATGAAAGATAAAGGACATTTTTGGTGCTCAATAATTAAATCAGGACTACGATTATTTGCATGTATTTGGGTTATAGCAATTTCTAGTTGTATACCACTATCAATTTTAGCAACTGGGTTGGGATTTGCAGAATTAGTTGGGATTCTAGAAGAAATTTTTGATAAACGATAGTAATTAAAAAAAGGAATTTATTAAATTATAAAGGAGTTTTATATTGAGTAAAGCAGACAATATTTTTATTAACAATTGTAATGAAATATTAAACTATGGGTCATCAGACGAAAATCAAATAGTAAGACCAAAGTGGGAAGATGGAACACCCGCCCATACCATTAAAGTATTTGGTATGATAAATAGATATGATTTATCAAAAGAGTTTCCCATTTTAACTTTGAGAAAAACAAATCTCAAAAATTGTATAGATGAAATTCTATGGATATGGCAAAAGAAATCAAATAATATAAAAGATTTAAATAGTCATATTTGGGATGCTTGGGCAGATGAAAATGGATCAATAGGAAAAGCCTATGGTTATCAGTTATCAGTAAAACACAAATATCCTGAAGGAATGTTTGATCAGGTAGATAGAATTCTATTTGATTTAAAGACCAATCCTTATAGTAGAAGAATAATTGCTAATTTATATAATCCTCAAGACTTACATGAAATGCACCTTTATCCATGTGTCTATAGTTTGTTGCTAAATGTAGTGGATGGGAAATTAAATGCAGTTCTCACACAAAGATCACAGGATATGTTAGTGGCAAATAACTGGAACGTATGTCAGTATGCAATTTTAGTTTATATGCTTGCACAAGTAAGTGGATTGGCAGTAGGTGAATTAATTCATGTGGTTGCCGATTCTCATATTTATGATAGACATGTTGAGACAGTAAAAGAAGTTATCAATCATGAATCATTTCCCGCCCCAAGACTTATTATTGATGAAAACATTAAAGACTTTTATCAATTTACTGTAGATAGTTTCGAACTTGAAAATTATCAGTATTGTAATAAAAAATACAAAATACCTGTTGCAGTGTGAGGTGTGCTAATGAAAACAATTTTAATAAGTGGTAAAGCTTTTTCAGGCAAAGACTCCGCAGCTAATATAATAAAAGAGGAACTTGAAAAACAAGGCAAGAAAGTTCTCATTGCACACTTTGGTGATCTTCTCAAATATGTATGTAAAACATTTTTCAATTGGAATGGCGAGAAAGACGATTATGGGAGAACCCTTCTACAAAAAATTGGCACTGAAAAAATAAGAGGTAAGTTTCCAGATTTTTGGGTAAGATTTATTCGTGATATACTTATCATTTTTGATGATGAATGGGATTATGTTCTAATATCTGATACAAGGTTTCAAAATGAAGCACTTCTATTAAATGATGCTATTACGGTTAGAGTAACTAGATTAAATTTTATTAGTCCATTAACAATAGAGCAACAAAATCATTCCTCCGAAACAAGTTTGGACAGTTTTAGATTTGATTATTATTTAAATTCGGAATCAGGACTTGATAATTTGAAAATAGCAGTTAATGAATTTTTAGAATGGCTAGGAGAGTTTCGATGAAATTTATAATTACAGATGAGAATAAAAAAGAAGTTTTAATTACTTCTGATATAAAAGAAGCATATGAAAAAATCAAAACACTTGTTTTCGATCCCCAAAATCTATTGTCAATTCAAAAATTAAAAAATGCTTTTAACTATGACATAAGTAAAGAAAAAGAACAGTCTGCATTTGGATTCTATGCAAACAGAGAAAAAACAAAGTATATGCGTATGGATGTTTATTATAATGAATAAAAGGAATTTATTCCTAGATTTTGATGGTGTCCCTGCCAATAGCCTTAAAGCATATTGTGATTATTATAAACGTTATTATGGCGGAAATCCTGATTGGACTAAAGTAAAATTATATGACCTTCGTGACCAATGCCCCGATATTCCTATAGATCAAGTAAAACATATCTTTGCTAGAAAAGATTTTTTCAAAATTCTTCAGTTTATGCCTAATGCATATGATGTATTACAAAAATTAAAAAACAATTACACTGAAATACTTGTTTCTATCGGTACGTTTGAAAATATATCTAATAAATCAATTTGGGTTAAAAAGAATATGTCATTTATTAAAAAGGCATATTTTATTTATGATGAAGATTGTACTCTCGATAAATCCATGATTGATATGAACGGAGGCATTATAGTAGATGATTGTGCAGCTAATTTAGAATCATCTAATGCAGATATAAAAATTCTTTTTGATAATAATTTCAATTGGAATAAGGGATTCATTAATTATGATTTTAAAACATATGATTGGTTAGAATTATATGATTATTTGGAGGAGATATCTTGAAAGAAATTATTTTAACCTCCGAAAATAAGAATGATTTTATTAAACTAATAAAAATTGGGATACTCAAGCAATTACACCAAAAAAAATTTCTTACAAATGAGCAACTAAATATTCTAATCAATAAACAAAATTCTTGACATTACTTGCACATCACCATATAATAACGGTGATATTTTTATTTAGGGGTAAAATATGAGAAGGGTAGCAGCATATTGTCGAGTTTCTACAGACAAAGAAGACCAACTTAATTCACTCAATAATCAAATAGAGTATTTCACTAAATATATTAATAATAATCCAGAATGGCAACTAATTGAGGTATATTATGATGAAGGTATTACGGGGACTTCTACCAAAAAAAGAATAAATTTTAATCGTATGATTTCAGATGCAAAAAATAAGAAAATCGATTTAATAATAACAAAGGATGTTCCTAGATTTGCCCGTAATACTTTAGATACAATCAAATACACTCGTGAATTAAAAGAATTGAATATCGGAGTACTTTTTATTAATGATAATATTTATACCTTAGATAATGATGGAGAATTAAGGCTTACTATCATGGCCAGCATTGCACAAGATGAAAGCCGTAAAACCTCCGAAAGAGTAAAATGGGGGCAGAAAAGGAGGATGGAACAAGGGGTTGTATTTGGTCGTGACATGTTAGGATATTCTGTACAAGAAGGAAAAATAATTATTAATCCTAATGAAATAGAAATAGTCAAAATAATATTCAATAAATTTCTTAATGAGGGAAAAGGTACTCGTGTTATAGCAAGAGAATTATATAAGGCAGGAATTAAACCTA